CTTAGTGAATCATCCTGCCGAAATAAAGATACACAAATATCTTAGTAGTCTTAAATCAGAAGACTCTGTTATGTCTGCTGAAGTTATAGATCAAATTACTAATGATGTTCGTGATGCTTTAACAAAACAGTTTGTTGATAAACGATCCAATCAATTTACATTAAGAATGTCAAATATTGGTAGGAGCTACTGTCAATTATGGTTTGATAAAAACAAACCTGAAGCTGCTAGTAAACCATCAGCTAGTTTTATTATGACCATGATGATGGGTGACATAGTTGAAGCTGTATTCAAGGGCATATTGAAACAAGCAGGTGTTGAGTACAAAAATGGGGAGAAGGTTACTCTTAAATTAGACAATGGTAAGTCTATTGATGGTACTCCTGACCTTATTACAAATGATGCTGTAGATGATATAAAATCTGCTAGTCCTTGGTCTTATGAAAATAAATTTAAGGACTACAACACTCTTGCTGAACACGATTCCTTTGGATATGTATCTCAATTAGCAGGGTATTCTTTAGCTACAAAGACAAAGCCTGGTGGTTGGTGGGTTATCAATAAAGCTAATGGTAATTTTAAATATGTTGCCGCCTCTAACATAGACACAGATACCTGTGTTAAAAAAACCAAAGCTCTAACTGAAGAACTTGAAGAAAATAGATTTCGGAGATGCTATCAGGACGTTGAAGAAACCTACCGAAAAAAACCATCAGGCAACCGAAAGCTAGGTATTGAATGTTCATTCTGCAATTACAAACATGCTTGTTGGCCTAACCTACAGGAAAGACCATCACTAGTTTCTAAAGCAGAAGTGCCTCCAATGGTTTGTTATACAGAGATCCGAAGTGTTTAATGCTAAATCCTTTGCAGCTTCTAAGAGACACGGCTATAGAAGTGGACTAGAATTTAAGGTACAAAAAGATTTACAGAGCAAAGGTGTTGTTGCTAAGTATGAACCATTAAAGATTGAGTGGGAAGATTTATCATACAGAAAATATACCCCTGACTTTTTATTACCTAATGGAATAATAATAGAAAGCAAGGGTTTATTTACAGCACAAGATAGACGTAAACATTTATTGATTAAGAAACAACACCCTGACCTAGATATACGATTTGTTTTTGAATCTATAAAAAGAAAACTCAGTAAGAAAAGTAAAACTACTTATGCGGATTGGTGTAATAGGTACGGATTTCTGTACCATTTAAAACTAATACCTAGTGAGTGGATTGATGAAGACGGATCATCAGAAAAGATACTAACTTTCATACCCTTTCCAGGAGAAAAAAAATGATTGACTTTGAAACAGATATTAAAAACCCTATAGGGGAAGATGACTTAGCCTTGATATTAAAACCTAAGTTTACTAACAAGAAATGGAATAGCACAGTTGACTTATCTGCTGTGATAATGCCTTCAAAGAAATTAGAAGAAGAAGATACAGAACAATTGAGAGATGTATTGTATGCTTTAGTTACATGCTTTCATCTTTTAAATACAGATTCAGATTTTGCTAAAAGAGTTTCAGACAAGATGGATGAAATAGCAAAAGAAGAAGGGTTTTCAGAATATGAAGATACTCCTGACAATGTAATAAAACTATCTACTTGGACAAAGACTGAGGGAGATATACATTGAGTCAATTAAAAGATGATTTGTATAATTGGGAGAAACAAAATGATGAGTTTTGGAAAAAAGAAAAAGGAAGTATATATAATGTTGATGTAGTTAATCACCCTCCTCATTATAATAAAGGCAAGTATGAAACTATAGATGTAATTGTAGATACATTAGGTGACTACGAAGCAATATCATATTGTCAAGGAAACTGTATCAAGTATTTAATAAGAATGTGGCATAAAGGAAGTGCCTTAGAAAATGCTGAGAAATGTTTATGGTACTTAAATAAAATGATTGAGCTACTAAAAAAAACTAAAGGGAAAAATTGGTAATGGATACTATAAGTTATAGTGGTATTAACATTTGTTACACTAGAGATATAGATTTATCAGATCAAGCTAAAGAACTACTGAGAGATTACTATATGCTTAAGCATGAGACATCTCCTCAAGAAGCTTTTGCTAGAGCATCTGTTGCATATTGTGAAGGTGACTTAAAATTTGCACAACGTATATATGATTATGCTAGTAAGAGATGGTTTATGTTTGCTAGTCCTGTCCTTAGTAATGCACCTAACATAGGTAAAAAGTGGAAAGCTTTACCTATATCTTGTTTCTTAACTTATGTAGGTGATACATTACAAGATTTAATCTCACATAATTCTGAGGTTGCATGGTTATCTGTTAAAGGTGGTGGGGTTGGGGGTCACTGGTCTGATGTGAGGGCAGTCGGTGATAAATCCCCTGGCCCTATTCCTTTTCTAAAAGTTGTTGACTCACAAATGACAGCATACAAACAAGGTAAAACTAGGAAAGGTAGCTATGCAGCATACATGGATGTATCTCATCCTGACATTGTAGAGTTTATTAATTTTAAATTACCTACAGGCGGTGATGCTAATCGTAAATGTTTTAATTTATTTAATGCTGTTAATGTAACAGATAAGTTTATGAAAGCTGTAGAAACTGATGGTATGTGGGAGTTAAAAGATCCTGACTTAAATAGTATAGACTATGTAAGAGATACTATTAGAGCTAGAGATTTATGGCAACGTATATTAGAAGCTAGGTTTAGAACAGGCTCACCTTATATAAACTTTATTGATACAGCTAATAAACATTTACCTGAAGAACAAAAGATGTTAGGTTTAAAAATACATGGTAGTAATTTATGTAATGAAATACATTTAGCTACTAATGAAGAACGTACTGCTGTATGTTGTTTGTCTAGTGTTAATTTAGAAATGTATGATGAGTGGAAAGACACCACTATGATTAAAGACTTAACTAGATTCTTAGATAATGTATTACAAAAGTTTATTGATAATGCACCTGAAGATTTAGATAAAGCTAAACGTAGTGCAATAGCTGAACGATCTTTAGGACTAGGTGCTATGGGATTTCATGGCTACTTACAAAAAATGAATATACCTTTTGAGAGTCCTATTGCAAAAGGTCTTAACAAACGTATCTTTAGAACTATTAAAATGGAAGCTCTTGAAGAGAGCCGATTGTTAGCTAAAGAAAAAGGTGAGCCATCAGATATGCAAGGTTCAGGTAAACGTAATGCACACTTGTTAGCTGTTGCACCTAATGCCAATAGCTCTATTATATGTGGTTGTACACCTAGTATTGAACCTGTTAAGTCTAATGCTTATGTTCATAGGACTAGAGCAGGATCACATTTAATTAAAAATAAATATTTAGAAAAAGTATTATTAAAGTATCATAAGAATACAGATGAAATGTGGAAGTCTATTATAAGTAATGAGGGTTCTGTACAACATTGTGTATTCTTAAATCCATATGAAAGATCTATATTTAAAACAGCATTTGAATTAGATCAGGAATGGATTGTAGAACATGCAGCAGATAGACAAACATTTATATGCCAAGGACAGTCAGTTAATTTATTCTTTCCTGCTGGTAGTGATAAAAGTTATGTTAATTCTGTACATGTAAGAGCTTGGAAAGCTAACTTAAAGGGTCTGTATTATTTAAGAACTAGTGCAGCAAACCAAGCAGATAAAGTAGGCACTCAGATTCCAAGAGATGCTTTAAAAGATGCAGTAGAATGTGTTGCTTGTGAGGGATAATACATGTTTAAAAGATTCGATAGAGAACTATTTGAAAAGTTTGATAAACTAGCAAGAGATGCAGGTAAAAGATATTGGAAAGCCAAGGGCTATCATGTAATAGATAATACAGATAGATATGGCCCTGACTTAATAGTTACACCTGTCGGTGGTGATGAATATTCTAATGGAGATTTTTATTGTGAAGTCGAAATCAAAAGACCCTGGAAAGGAAAAGATTTCCAGTATCCTCAAATCCAAATACCAGGGAGAAAAGCTAAGTTTCTTAACAAAGACAAGTACAATCTTCCGATCTGTTTTCTCGTCCTTAATGCTGATCAAACCTATGGATATCTTATTGAAGGTGAAACGTTGGCTGAGACTCCTCTTGTTGAAGTGCCTAATAAGTATGTATGGAAAGGTGAGAAATTTTTTAGAATACCTGCTGAAACTATAGAACCTGTGGAGATACCGAATGATTAAAAAACCTGTACCTAAAATTAATACAAATATTATAACTGTTGTTGAGTGGAAAGATGCTCAATGTGATGCAGATTGGGGAGAAATAGAACCTCCTGAATTAGCTAAAGTAATTACTGCTGGATTTTTAATATCAGAAAATAAAGAAGCCATATGCATAGGATCTACATGGGCTGATCCACATGCTAATGCTAGGATACATATTCCTAAAGCATGGATTTCTAGTAGAAGAACAGTTAATATAAAGAAAGACGAATCTGATGAAGATAGAGATTGATAAAGAATTAAGAAATATGTTTATGAAAGAAGCACTTATAGAAATGAGAGATGAACTAGATGAAAAGTTTAAAACTAAACCTGAAACATTAAGAGGTTATAACTTACATTATAAATTAACAGATGCTATAACACAGTTACTAGATGAACTTACAGTAGGTGGTAACTTTAAAGCTGAAGAAGAATTAAAAAATAAAAAAATGATAACAATCAATGAGTTAGAAGAAGGAGAAATATATACTAACACATAGAAAATACTACTTGATTTAATAGTAAGTTTGTATAAAACTAATCATTAACCTACAGGCTCATTCGAGCCTTTATTTTTCCAAGGAGCAACAATGAGTCTTACAAATCCCTCAGTAGTGTACAAGCCTTTTAAATATCCGTGGGCTGTAGAGTTTGCAGTACAGTCAGAGAAAGCCCATTGGGGTGAATGGGAAGCCAAGTTACAGGATGATGTAGCACAATGGCAGTCAGGTAAATTAACTGGAGCAGAAAAGAATCATATAACTCAGATACTTAGGTTGTTTACTCAAAGTGATGTAGCAGTAGGTACTAATTATCTTGAGTACTATATACAGAAATTTAAGAACAATGAGATTAGAGCTATGCTTACTAGCTTTACTAATAGAGAGTTTGTGCATCAAAGAAGCTATGCATTACTTAATGATACTTTAGGATTACCTGAAGAAGAATACTCAGCTTTCCTAGATTATAAACAGATGAAAGATAAGATAGAGTTTATGAGTGACATAGATGTTACTACTCTATCAGGGTTAGGCAAATCTTTAGCTAGATCCGTAATGAATGAAGGTATGTCTTTGTTCTCAGCCTTTGCTATGCTACTTAACTATCAAAGAACAGGTAAGATGAAAGGCATGTGTGAGATTGTAGAGTGGTCAGTACGAGATGAGACTATGCATTGTGAGGGCATGGTTAAATTGTTTAGAGAGTTTTGTAAAGAACATCCAAGAATAGTTACAGATGAATTTAAGAAAGATATATATCAAATGTTTAGAGATGGTGTTAAGTTAGAAGATGCTGTAGTAGATACAGCCTTTGAGATGGGTGCTGTTAAAGGTCTTACTGCTGATCAAGTTAAGCATTACATTAGGTACATAGCAGATAGAAGACTAATTCAGTTGGGATTAAAAGGAAACTTCAAGGTTAAAGAAAATCCTCTTGAGTGGCTTGATTGGATAGTGGGTGGTGATACCCTTAAGAATTTCTTTGAGGGTGTTGTGACTGACTACAATGCGTCAGGAATGACAGGTGATTGGGGTTGGGGAGACTCAATTAAAAAAGAAGAAAGGATTGCTGCATGAGATTAATCTTATTAGTATCCTTACTTTTTAATCAAGTATTTGCAGGTGATATAAAACTAGGTGAAGCAAAGTTTATAAAAAACTGTAAACAATGTCATGGCCCAGCAGGTATGGGCCTAGCTAGTTATCCGAAAGTGTCAGGAAATAGTATAGAATATACAACTGATAAATTAAAAAAGTATAGAGATGGTATTGAGATAGGGCCGAACTCATCCTTAATGATAATGATGGCTAGGTCTTTATCAGATACAGATATAAAAAACTTAGCTACATATTTAAAAGATGCAAAAAGATAACAGTTTATTATGATTAAATTTATACTTTGGTGTATGGCATTTTATATTGCTGCTATAAACCCTACAATGTTTGCAGGGCTGTATGTTTATTATATGTCTACAGGTTAAATATCAATTAAACTATCTTTTATCATTAAGGCTTTTCCAAACTCTTTTGTTTCACTTAATTCTTTATTTTCAGGATGCATTTGTTGATACTTTTCTTCTATTTCTTTTCTTAATGCTTTGTTTAGTTGTTTATAATCTATATAATTGTTAAGTTTTATTAAGTCTTCTGATATTACAGATCCATCTCTTTTATCTACACCATCTATTTTTAATCTATCTTTTGCACTAGTAAAAGCTTTTCTAATTTCTTTTTTTAATAATCTTTTTTTAGTACTGTCAGTAGATTTTTTATAAGTTTCTGTTTTCATTAAATTAAGAACTTCATTTTCCATAAAATATAATCCATTAGAGATCACAACATTATCAAATGCTTTTATACCTATGGGTTTATATACTTCCATTCTCCAAGGTACTATACCTAATCTTGTAATTTCTTTTTCAATTTTATTTTGATCTGGAGTCATTTTAAGACCCATAAAATTACTATAAAATCTACCTGCCCCTGATGGTGCTCCTTGTCTAAAGTATGATACTGCTTTTTCTAAACTATCTTTTCCATAATTATCAACCACATCAGGTAATTTATTTTTAACTTGATTACTAAGAGATTCTATTAAAGCATTTCCATCTTTTTCTCCTGTATAAATATCTACACCTATATCTTTAGGATCTCTAGCCATTAAACCCTCATAACTTAATCCATCGAGGTACTCTCTTATAGGTTTTATAGGTTGTAAAAATCTACCACCAAAATTAAAAAATGTTTCTGCAAGTCTTGTTAATCCCATTTCAAAAAAAGTACCATCTTTTAGGTCTTGAAAAGCCCTTAATAAAGCATCTGGAAATAAATCTAAATCTTTTGCTTTTAAACCAGCTACAGATTCTAAAACTGCTTCTACACTATTATCTAAAGTTTTTACATCCGAATCTTTTGACAAGTCAAACATACGAATAAGTAATTCTGCCATTGCAAAGTAAGGTGCTACAGGAAAAAAAGCTCTAGCATCAAATGTAGCATCTCCTATTTTTAAATCCCACCAATCTCTGCTTCTGTTTTCAGGTTGCATCCTATATTGATATGCCATGTAAAGTGCAGTACTACCTACAGCACCTCTAGCAGTAGCCTCTGTTCCTTTTTTTATTAAAGCTGCTCTTTGATCATCTGTTAATTTTCCTCCAACACCAAAATATTTTTTTCCCAATAACCCTGATAAGGTGTCATACATACCTGATGCTCCACCTATAGGACTAAATCTATATTGATAATTAATAGCATTGGCCATAAATCTAGGGAAGGCAACAGCTAAAGAAGCAAATGGTGTGTTTTCAAAAAAATTAATAAAACCCCTTGCAATATTATTACCTTGAGCTTCAATTATTGTGTCATCTATTTTAGCACTTTTATTTGCACCAAATTGAAATGAAAAAGTAGCTCTCATAGCATCTTCAGTTGCTCTTTCTAATACCTCTTTTGGAATAGGAATATCATTTTTTAAATAATCTTTATATAAATCTTTTCCTAAATATTTTAATTCTGATTCTACTGATGCTACAAAAGCAGACTTTCTAAAAAGAGCATCTTGAGCTAAATTTAAAGATGCTAAAAATCTATTTACTGCATTTAATTTATCCTCTCCTTCACCAATAGCAAGAGTGTTTACTAATCTATTTTTAATAGTAGGGTTAAACTTTAATATTGCATCAGCTTCTAGAGATGTCATTCCGTAGTTAGCAAGTTTGCCCCATGTAGCAAATATATCTCCTATAGATTTTGGTTCTTGTATTTTTAAAACTGTAGGATCTGCTCCCATAGAAACAGCAACTCCTCTAATTGCTCTTTGAAATATAGATTCAAAAACATTAGCTGCTGTTTTCATTGTTAATGCACCTAGACCACCCATAACATTTAAACTAGTAGTAGACAATGCAGAAGTTACCCAAATTTTAGAAGTTCTTTCTAGGGTATGAAAGCCATTAGTAAATGCAGAAAGTGGTGAAGGATTAAATTGTTCAGTATAAACAGTTTCCATAAACTCTCTAGCTTTTTTATCTGTACCTGCCATAGCCCTAGTTAAATTTGACACATACGAATATGGCTGAAATATTTTTGCACTATCAGAAACTGAAGTGTTCATTGCTTTAGAAAATTCTTCTGGTGTTATGTCATACTTTTTTAAAACATCTAATAAATTATTTTGTACACTTTTTGTGTAAGTATCAGGATCAACACCTGCTCTTACAGCAGCTTGTTCTATTGTTAAAGCATCTAGTTTTCCTAAATTTCCTATAACTTCATTTACAGCAGTAGATATATTTTTTAACTTACCACCTACAAGTATTTTTGCTTTTCCTGATCTATCTATTTTAGGAACATAAGTTGTAGGATCAGATTTTATTATATGTCCTGCAATTCTAACAGCTACAGGAAATAATTTATTGTGTACTTGTGATTGAAGTAACTTGTTTTTTTCTGTAGATAATTTATCAATTACAAGTCTTCCAGCATTAGGGTCTGCATTATAAACTTTAGCTATTTGCTCATCTGTTTTACTTAACTGTCTTTCTAACTCTTTTAATGCAGGATCTTTATTTGTAACAGATTTACCTTTATTTATTTTTTTCTCAAATTCTTTTACTGTTTTTTCTGCATCTTTTAATTCCTTAGAAAAAAATATTCCAGGCAAAGTACTTACCCCACCAAGAGCACCAGAAACTACACCTCTTAATACAATATTAGATTTATCAAAAGTTTCTTTTCTATATTGTTGAACGGCAAGTCCTTCATCAAGTCCTCCTGCATAACTTCCTATTAAACCTTCTACTCCAAAACCAGTACTAAACTGTGCAATTCTATTTTGTCTTACATGTGATTTAAGTTGTTTGTCAACTTCTTTTATTTTATTTTTAATTTCTGTTCTTTTTGCTTTATTTTTTAATCCTGGTTTTAAATTTTTAAGAAGTATTTTTTGATTAAGTTGTTTTCTTGCTAGTGATAATGCAGTTTTACTACCTGCTACACTTACTGCTTTTCCTGCAATAGCCCCAAAGTATGTCATTGGATCAAAAGCTAAAGCATTAGCAATATCAGCAAAGGCTTCAAATTTATTGTAACCTCCATCTATAATTGGTATAGCTTCCCATAAAGTAAATGCATATCCTGCTGCTGTTCTTTGTGCTTTGTTTGCTTTACTTGTCCAAAGCACTTCCTGAGTTAAATCAATATTGTTATAATAAACTTCCCTTATATGTGTAGCAAATTTTCTTACATATTCTTTTTTTGATTCTTCTTTTTTATCATACTCATAATCTTTTCCAAATCTAAAAACCATATAATCTTCTACTCGATCAAAGTAATCTTGATTTTTATATAAATCATTGTACTTAATTTTAAATGTATTAGTTACAGGTTCTTGTTGTTCTACAGGTGTGGCAGAACCTACTATAGGCTGTGCTTGTTTTTGTTGCTTAAATGGTTGAGCAGCCGAAATATTTTTTAGTACACTATCCCTGTAATCCTGTGTTTGTTTTACACCCATAGGATTTTTATCTAAAAGAGTTTCTCCACCATTGTATGCTTGAAGAACTTTATTAGGATCATTGTTATATTTCTTTTTTAAATGCTGAAGAAACTTAGCTGCACCTATAACATTATTTCTAGGATCATTTGGATTTTGATTGGGTATGTATTTGTTACGAATAACAGGCATGAGTTGCATCATACCTATTTCACCATCTTCACCTTCAGCACTAGGATCAAAATTAGATTCTTGTTTTGCTATAGATTTTAACAGTTGAGGATTTATATTGTATTCTTTACCTACCTCTTTAAATATAAAATCATACTTTGTTTCTTTTAAAATAATTTCATCTACATCTTCAAGTTTAGATTCAGGTTCTTTTACAATATTTTGTTGTTGTTGTGTTTCTAATTGTTGTCTTTGAACATATTTTAAATATTCGTCTTTAATCATTTTATGAGATTCTATTTCACCTACTCTCATCATACGCATATCAGTTTCTATTGATTTGCCTGTTGCATTAAATCCCCATGCTTTAGTATTTTTTAATTTAAGTAACGGAGTATCTAATAAATCTCCCATTATTTTTCTTGCTGTTAAAGAAGTATTTTGTTTTATAACTCTAAACACAGGAGTCCATGGGCCTTCTTCTCCAAATATACT